TGGGTGGCCGTCCTCGTATTTTCTGAACAGTTCATCGTTATAGTCCTTTCTCATTTGCAAGGTGGAAAAAATGCTTTCTTCCACGGTGCCGGGGCAAATCATCCAGTAATAGAAGCATGGCCGTTCTTGTCCCATGCGGTGAATCCGCTTTTGGCTCTGCTCCCACAGTTCCCAACTTTCGGGAAGGCTGAAATAAATAATCTTGTTGGCCTTTTGGAAGTTGCCCCCTCTTGCCCCGGCCTGATACTGAATGAAGGTCACAGAATTGGATTTGAAATTGTAAGCGCCCAAATCCTTGACTTCACCAGACTGGATGGACACAGGGCGGTTCATGCCCTTTACAATTCCCTTCATGCGCTCCATTTCTTCAGTGAAGTTATAGAACACAATCAAGCGATCTTCCGTACTCTCCACCAGTTCCCGAAATGCCTTATACCGGTTCGGGTTATATAGGCCGCAAAGCTGACGGGCATACAGGCGGCGGGTCAAGCTGGTATCACCAATCAATTCCCGCTCATAGCTTTCATTGGAACCCCAAAAATCTGAATCAAGTTCAAATTCCTGAAGGGTGGCGGTGTTTATGCTGATCGCCCGTTCCCGCCAGAACTTCCAATATTCCTTTGCTGGGGGCGTTCTAACGGGAACAAAGTTCCGTTTAGGAAGGTCAATTCCGGCATCATCGGTGGTCATAAATACCGCCCCATGTTCAGCCAGCTTCTTCTTCAGCCGGTCAACATTTTTGTAACCGGTGATTTTCTGCCGCCAGAATCCATCTTCTTCAACCCATTCCGTTTCAATGTACTGCTTCCAAAACAGTTCCTTTGATATGTTCCATCCCAAAAGGCGGCATTGGCTCCACAGCTTTTCATACTTGCCGCCCGTGGGCGTACCAGACAGAAGGATCACATTATCAGGGTTCAGCCCAAGAATGAACTTTGACCGCTTGGCGTTCTCATTCTGGATCAAGGAACTTTCATCAAGCATCAGCGTAAACCCGGAAAGGGTTTTCAAAATCTTACGCCTGAAGGTCAGTTCATAGTTGATCACGCCGCAAATCCGGGTTGGGTTGTCGGTTTCAGCAACCGCCGCCATAAACCAATCAAATTCCTTCTTATTGGTCAGGTCATAAATCATCCAACAATGGTTCATGGCGTAGTTCTCAACCATGTGATCTATCCAATCAGAAACCTTGGAACATTGGCAGATCAACAGGTTTACCCGGCTATTTAGGGTCAGGGCTTTTTCTGAACCGACAAAAGTTTTCCCAAGTCCCATATCAAGGTAATAGGCGCATCGGTTGTGGCCTTCCGTCAGGTCAAGGGCCTGTTGCTGGTGTTGAAATAGCGTGATCATTTCACCTGAACCACTTCACCCAAAACCTTCTTGGCGTGGGTGGTAGAACCAAACAGCTTCTTCACCACAGCGGCACAGAACCCGGCGTAGTAGTCGTATGTATCACCAGCGCCACAGGAAACAATGGTTTTGGTGCCATCTGCCCACAGCACAATAGTTTTGGGGCCACTGAAGATCACCTTCTTCACAGGGGGAACGCCGGTATGGTGAAGGGGGAAACTGCACCGACAATTCATAGCATTCATTATTTTTGAAACGCTTCCCAAGAAATCATTGGCCGGTGCCAGCTTATCTTCCGAAAACCAAAACAGGCCCTTGGAACTTGCGTCATTCTGAACCTTTTCCAACTCCACACCGGCCTTTTTCTTGCTGGAATAGTAGTTCTTCACTACACCAACACACCCGGTATATTTGCCGCCGTACTCCGCATCAGGAAGCACCTTCACGGTCATTCCGATTTGCAACATCTTTATCATCCTTTCTTTCCAGTCAGGCGGACAATGTAAATGCAGTTGCCCACCCGGTAAGCGTCATACTTCTTGGGGTTCTTCTCATTCCACTTGCGCTTATGGGAAGAAACCGTGGAAAGTTTGGTTTTAGCTTCTTTCTCGGTGCCATACTCAAAGCACATATTCTTTGCGTTCCCGCTGGTCAGGAAATCTTCAATGGCTTTGACTTCCTCGCTCTTGGCTCCACCGTTGAAGGCTTTCTTGGGCGGGGCCTGAACATTATATTTAATTTCCATTACTTCACCTTCTTACAAAATTTCCGGGGCCGCTATCGTGTCGATATACAACAGATCTTCAGTTCCGGGGATAGGCTCATACAGGCTAACAGTTTGGGGTTCTTTGGCGCTCTTGCGCCGTGCATTCCCAATGGCTGACCGCATAGCATTACAGGCCACAGTGACAAACTTCACTTTTTGCAAATCAGGAAGGGCGAACCACCGCTTCACGCTGATCAGATACCGGAAGATCACCACATCAAACCATTCCGCCCGGTCAAGGCCCTGTTGGTCTAAATACCACCAAACAATATTGATGTTGTCCGTGGCAAATTGGGCTTCTTTCGGGGTAAGGGGGCGTTCATAGAACGATTTAGGCAACCGCACACCGCCGCCCACCTCGTTTTTCGCTGGTTTCACTCATTCCCCCCCCCCAATCTGTCAGGCAGTCAGGCCAAAGAAGGTGTTGAAGGCTTCAGCGCCCACATACTCCCTGAACTTGGCGGGGTTAATGTAGTAATTCCAGTTGTTCCCGGTGCCGGGAACGGCATTGCCGAAGGGCAGAAGCCCACGCTGAAGGCCGATCCGCACAAACTGATCAGATTTGCCCATACACCGGGCCGCTTCCTTCACGCTGATTTTCTTCACCGGGGGCGGGGCATCAGTAACCGGGGCGGCTCCATATCCCATCAGGAAATCAAAGGTCACGCCGGTAACATCGGCCAGCGCCTTGATCCGCTCTTGGTTGGGGGTGTTCTTCCCGGAAAGATACTGACTGATTGCGGCCTTGGAAATCCCGGCCTGTTCGGAAAGGGCCGATTGCTTCAAATCAGCCTGTTCCATTGCGTACTTCAAACGCTCTGCAAAGGTGTTCACACTTATAACCTCCTATTCATTTAGTTCGCAAGATGAAATATCCCATCGTATCTTGTCCAATTAGGTAACAAGAATCTGGATATGCTCTTTCCAACTTGGCTTTCTTTTTTGTGGCTTGCCGGTAAGATTTACACATTACCCGGACTTTTCCGCCCACAACAGGATTTAGGTTCAGATCAATCCTCATTGGTTTGACCTCCCCAATACTGATCCACCAGTCTATGGGCCATTTCCTTACCCATAGCCCAAACCCATTCTTTACGGGCTTGCTTGGCTTCAGCTTCCTTTTCGGCCTGTTCCGCCACATAATCCCGGTTCAGGGTGTCGGGGTAGTAATAGCGGATAATAGGGGTTCCGCCATCCACATTGCCAATGGTCAGCTTGATCCGGCCATTGTGGTTGAACCAGTCATTTTCACATCTGATTTCCAGCCCTTCAGGGCCGGTGGAAGCCTTGAAGATTGCCACATCAGACGGGGTGGCTTCCTGCTTGATGTTCAACCGGGGTTGAATCCGGCTGATCAGCTCCCATGCCTTTCGCTTGGTCAGTTTCACATTCATTGAGTATCCCTCCCATCACAGAACCTTAAAGGTAACTTCATGGCCGGGATTTTCAGCAATCAACTTGGCCTTCAGATCATCCACCATCATGTTGTTATCAAGGGCCGCTTGAACAACATCCACCAGTTTCTTCCCATCAAGGAAGGCCCACACGGTTTTCCTCTTTTTTCTCATTTAGATTTCCTCCTGAAATTCACAATCACAATCCGCACAGATTACATGAACTTCTTTGGTGGCTCGGATAATGGCCCCACAACAGGGACAAACATACTTCCGGGAACTTGATCCCCCCCCCTTGCTGGAACCCTTTAGGCCAATGGGCCGGGGCCGTACAAGGGTGAACCCCTGTTTTCCAAGGCTCTGAACAAATTCAAGGGCTTCCGGGGAAAGGGCTGTTTTGTGCCAGCCGTACTTCTCGCCTTTCTCCACGGTCAGGCCGTGGGCTTCAGCGGTTTCCTTAAACTTCTTGTTGTGGTAGGTGCCAGATCGTGAAGTGTCCTGAACACCGTCTTGAAGGTTTTGAAGATGAACCATTTCATGGATCAGGGTTCCACAGGTTTCTTCAAAGGGCCGGTTCAGGTATTCGGCGCACAGATTGATTTCATAGTGGCCTTCATCTTCCCCGGCCTTCCAAGCCTTCCAGCCAGTACACCAGCCATAGGCCCCACGGGTATGATCCGGGGAAACGGTGATCACGGGCTTTTCCAGCTTGTCAGCAAAGAACCGGGCGTTGAACTTTGAAAATAAGTTTTCAAGTTCTTCAATGACCGGCTTCAGGCTTACTTCATTCATTGATGTTCTTCCTTTCTTATGAGCACTTATAGTGCTCAATCGGGGTATAAAAAAGCTCCTGCACCGTCTTACCAAAAAAGTTGGCAATCCGAATTTTGACTTCATCACGGGGAACTCTTTCATCCCGTTCATACATGGCCCAAGAAGATTTCGTAATACCAAGAATGGCGGCAATTTCTTCTTGGGTTCGATCCCCACGCAGTTTGCGAAGAATCATTCCCGTGGTTTCCTTCTGGATCATGTTCTCACTCCCTTTCTTGTTTTCGTGCACCTTTTGTGCTCGTCTGCTATTATAGTACACCCAATGTGCTCAAATGTCAAGTTGAATCGAACACCAAAAGTGCATAAAATAAAAAGGCACAATTTGTGCACTATGCTGGATTGACCTTGTGCACAAATTGTGTATAATATAAATGAAAGGGGTGTTACTAATGGCAAAGTTCAATGAGCGTTTGAAACTTTTACGCCGGGAATCCGGTTTATCTCAACAGGATTTTGCAAAGCAACTCGGAACTTCTAAAAGTAGCGTCAATATGTATGAGCGTGGAGAAAGAGAACCCGGTATAGAAACCCTTGAAGCCATTGCTGATTACTTCAATGTTGATATGGATTATTTACTTGGTAAATCGGATCATAGAAGTAAATCGGCATGGTTAGAAGATATTGATAATTCCATTGATCTTGATATTCTACGATCCCAAGTAAAGTTTGAAAATTTGTTCCCGATTGAAAGAAAAAGATACCCTTTGATTGGAACAATCGCTTGTGGGAAACCCATCACCGCCAATGAAGAAAAAGAATTGTATGTAGAAGCCGGGGCGGAAATTGAAGCTGATTTTTGCTTACGGGCAAAAGGTGATAGCATGATCCGGGCCAGAATTTATGATGGTGATATTGTATTTATCCGAAAACAAAGCATGGTTGACAATGGTGAAATTGCCGCCGTGGTCATTGATGATGAAGCAACTCTGAAGCGGGTCAACTACTATCCAGAAAAAAACTTACTAATCTTGAAGGCTGAAGATCCTGATTATGAAGATCTGGTCTATACCGGGGAACAACTGGATCATATAATTATTCTGGGGAAGGCAGTTGCTTTCCAAAGTGATGTTAGATAAAGGAGATAAATATGAAAAAGAAAATTGGTTTAGTTGTGGCAATTATTTTTATAGGGGCTTTAGCTTTTGGTATTTCAAGGGTAGTTCAAAACCCTGAACAATATCAAAAAACTGATCCAAACATCGAAGCTATTATGAATTCCTGTGAAGTTACTGAAGCACAGGCCGAAACCATTTGGGGTATCCTTCAGGAATGTGGTGTTGGCAGTATTGAAATTATTTCCCGTGACACTATGCTTGATGGACTTTATAACACGGATGATATTGGATATAGGATTAGAACAGAAGATGGGAATAATCCTGTACTTTATCTAAATGGCGCTGGGGAAGTTTCACAAATACGATGGGCAAATCAAACACTTTATCCGAAGTCCTAAATTAGAACAGATAGAACACATCTTTTTCCCATTCTCTTTTAATGTTACTTTCTTATATTTTTTTTACTTTTTAAGTTTAAGTAATATAACATCTGTTCTATCTGTTCTATTAGATAAATACCAGATAGGATAAAGGTTTTTGATAGAACAGATCGTAACAGAAGGCAAAAAAAAAAGACCGCCCCCGGTGGTGGCACACCGGAAGCGGTCAGGCGAAACAAAACCCGTTTGAAGTTAATGTTTCAATCCCCATTGGACATTATATCACATCGGGTTTGGCTTTGCCATACCCATTTTCCTGAAAGGACAGGTGATATAATGCGGAATCCCAATGGGTATGGGACTGTGGCGAAGCTGTCAGGCAATCGCCGCCGCCCATTCATTGTGAAAAAAGTGATTGGCTGGAATAACAAGGGCCATCCCATCTATGATATTGTGGGTTACACAGAAACCCGTGAAGCCGGGAATTTGCTATTGGCTGAATATAACCGTGATCCTTGGGATGTTGACCGGGCCAAGATCACCATGAAGGAACTGTTTGAACTTTGGAAAGAAAAGAAGGCTCCGAAGCTGGGAGAATCCAACCGTTCATCTTTGTGTTCAGCGTTCAAGCATTGTTCAGCGTTATGGGAAAAGCCCTATAAACAAATCCGGTCATACCAAATGCAAGAAACCATTGACGGTTGCGGGAAGGGGTACAGTACACAGGCGGCAATTAAGAACCTTTGGGGCCATCTTGACAGGTTTGCCCTTGAAATGGACATTATCACCCGTTGCTATTCTGACTTGCTGACTTCTGATCCTATCCCACCAACCACCCGCCTTCCCTTCAGCAAGGAAGAAATCAAGAAGGTTTGGGAACATCAGAAAGAACCTTGGGTTGACACGGTTCTGATCCTGCTTTATTCCGGGTGGCGGATCAGCGAACTTCTGAACTTGAAGCCGGAAGATATAAACCTTCAGGCCGGGACGATGAAGGGCGGAACCAAAACCAAGGCGGGGAAGGATCGGGTGGTTCCTATCCATTCCAAAATCAGGCCCTTGGTGGAATCCCGCCTTGCGGAAGGTGGCCCCCGCCTAATTAGCTACAATGGAAGGGTCTGTTCCCAAACCCAATACCGGGTATTTTGGGCGGACATTATGAAGGCTCTGAAGATGAACCACACCCCGCACGAATGCCGCCACACCTTTGAAACCCAACTGGACAGCGCCGGGGCAAACCGGAAGTGTATTGATCTTCTCATGGGCCATGTGTCCAAGGACACAGGAAACCGGGTCTATAATCACAAGACTTTGGATGAACTGAAAAGCACCGTTGAACTAATTCAGTAA